CCATACTTTGGAAGATTTGACAACAGCAACCTAAAGCCAGACAACCATTACTGGCGTGTTTGTAAGAACGCCATTCATGTTCCATATTTGAAAAACTGCAAGGCAGACAGATTTGAGAAGTTTGGGATCGAGATCAAGGCCCCAAACTTCGCTGGCAAATACATTTTGGTTTGTCCCAGTAGTGTGGGCATACATCACTATCTAGATAGACCAAATTGGACCAAAGAAACGGTGGAACAGATCAAGAGATACACAGACAGACCGATTAGACTTCGACACAAGCCCAGGGGAAGGGGTACATCAGGACCAAGTGTGGCCAAGGTACCCCTATCCGAGGACCTCAAGGATGCCTGGTGCGTTGTGACAAGTTGTTCTATCGCGGCGGTGGAGGCCATTTGTGAGGGCATACCTGTGTTCTGTGACAACAAGAGTTTTGCTGTAGACGTAGGAAATATCGAATTGTCAGACATCGAAAACCCTTACTACGGCGGACCAGAGCCATGGTTGTATAGTCTGGCGTACCAACAGTTCACACCGGAGGAATTTGAAAACGGCACGGCGGTTGAGATACTGATGGACAAGGGAATACTATGAAGATCGAAAAATTAAACAATGGATTATGGGTTCCGTCCACCGATGCCCAGATAGAACAATGGAGGAAGGATGGCAAACCTTACATGCAGGATAAGTGTCTACACCAATTTACAAAATGGTGTGATTCACAGAACAAAAAATTCAAGACAATCGTGGATGTGGGCGCTTGGTGTGGGACATGGAGTATGGTAATGCAGAAGTACTCTAAAGAGATAAAGTGTTTTGAACCAAACAAAACACACTTCGAATGCCTGCACAGGAATTTAGCACCATTTAATCATATAAAACTTTATAATCAAGCAGTAGGTAATGAAATTGGTTTTATAAAATTAAGTGACGAAGTTTCCTCACAAAACACCAGAGTATTGATGGAAAAAGGCGATGTACCAATTGCCACCATTGATTCCTTGGATTTAAAACACATAGATCTTTTAAAAATAGATGTTGAAGGACTGGAAATGGAAGTTTTAAAAGGAGCAAAAAAAACTATAGAAAACATTCAATACATAATGATAGAACTTAATAACAACAGCAAAAGGTATGGCAGTAGTAATCTACAAATTGAAAAGCACATCAAAGACTTGGGCTTTAGAATATTAATAAAAACCTGGCCCGATATTGTTTATTACAGAGCATGATGTACCAATACTTGAAAAAACTTAAAAAAGAAAAAAATTTCATGCCAAACTCTATCCTTGACATAGGCGCCTGGAATGGCTTTTGGACTCTTAATGTAAAGGCCATATGGCCTGATGCAGAATACACCTGTATTGAGGCAGGCCCCAAACATGAAAATAGTTTAAAAAAAATAACACCTGATTATCATATAGCAGTGCTCGGAGATTCCAACAAGGAAGTAAGGATGCACCTACGGGAGATAGACAAAGGTAATAAGAAGAAAGTTACCTATACCAAGGGATCTAGTATATTTGCTGTATTTAAAAATTATGAGATACGACAAATGCAGACACTAGACATGGTTGTGGGCAAAGACGCCAGATTTGATCTAATCAAACAAGATGTACAAGGTGCTGAAATAATGATCATGGAGGGAGCACCAGAAATTTTCAAGCGAGCCAGGTACGTAATTCAGGAAGTAAACCTACAAAAAGACAAAAGTTTTCCCTCGATCCCCGACGAGGTAGAAATGGATAGTTACATGGACAAACTTGGCTTCTCAAACAATGAAGTGATAGCAGATCATGGTAATCTGCAGGTGGACAAGATATATTACTAAGCGCTGAAAAGGTTTATGACTTCCTTCTTCCAGTCATCTGAGTATTCACAGTCTCTATAACCATCGAACCACGGTCCCCCTTCGGTGTAGTGCAGTATCTTTGGATTGCCATCTTTTGGTTCCTTGTACCATCCCACCAACCAGTTGTACTCGTGAGGCAGTGACCCAATCTCCGAATCTTCTAACCAACTGAATCGGTGTAGGAATTTTGGGGTCTGCCTGTTTAGGAATTCAGGGGTCAATGTTTTGTTCTTCTCATGGCCGCAGTTCCACAACACCATGCTCGACCAGTTCTTCCTTGGGTACGCTGTCTGTATCTGTCCGTCCATCTTGATCGATCCATCTTCAGGTGTGTAATCATGCTGTACGCATACGACTGCTTTGGAATCGTCACAATATTTCTCCAGTTCTTTTGCAGGCACCTTCCATAGGAAATCACAGTCACAGAACACTGCCCAACCTTTGTAGTTGTTGAGATAGGGCACGAAGAATCTCGTGAATGTGAATTCTGTGGTGGCCAGTTTGTCGATGTCTCTAGTGTATATGCCTTGTTCGCGCATGTCGTTCTGCTTTAGAGGAAATACTTCAGCACCAGGATCTCTGCGCTTGATAGAATGCTCGCACACCTGATATGCGATGTCTTCCCTGGAATCCCAACCTACGTATACCTTCATTTTCTCCCCGATAATATTTCGTGTATCTGTTTCCAATTACTTACACGCAGTACGTCTGGGTGTTCAAAGTCTCTGTTGTATTGGTGGTCAATTAATATGGGCTTTAAACCGTATTTGAGCCCGGCTACAGCGTTGTGAGGCTTGTCCTCTACCCAATACAGTCCAGTGCCATGGAATTCGGCTAAAGCACTGTCTTTGTCCGCCCCCGTGCCCAGAATGTGGTAATTTGTGAACACATGATCTCCAAACAGCTCTCCCAGTCTTCTCTTACGCAACTCCTGTGCTGGTATGTCTGATGTCTGCGATGTTATGGGTATGAATGTCCACCCCTCCGCGGCCAACAACTTGACCCAGGTCTGTGATTCCTCCATGGGCCTCTGTGTGCCCATCCAGGCACTCCTGTTGAATTCTCTGATCAGAGCACGGATCTCATCTTTGGTAACTCCAAACCTTTTTGCCATCTCGTATTCGTCTTGTTTGTTTGGTAGGAGTTTGTGTGGATAGTATCTGTGTCCGTCGTCGTCGAAATAAGATTTTTGTAACATCCACTTGGTGAAGTGGTGTTCCCATTCCAGAAGTACTCCGTCTACGTCTGTTAGTATGATTCTATTTGATATCGGCATCTTCCATTCCCGCCACCCTCAGTTTGACGATGTTGGTTATCTGCCATTGCTTCTGGTCAAGGCCTTTTGTTATGCCAAGCCATTGATTCCTCAGTAGTGCGAAGTCGTTTACAATTTTGGTTAAATCGACCACATCATCTTCGCCGTCGACATACTTCTCTGCGTCTCTGCTGGACAGTGCTCTGTTGTAGTTCTCCAGGAATTTCCGGAATGTTTTTGATCTTAATCTTCTTAACTCTATATTAAGATATTCTAATATTGCTTCTAACTGTTGCAGTTGGCTAAATCTCTCTTCCACTATTCCCGGAAGTGCCGCTGATGCTCGCTCGAGGTTTCCGTAAATCTTGCACTGCTTCCTGGCTTCTAGAAGTTCTTGGTCAAAGTATGCCACGCAGTCTGGTATCTTTGCCAGGCTCCTGCTTACTTCACTGTACCAGTTTATCATTAATCCTCGCTGTAGCCGTCGTCGTATGACTCGTCTAGGTCTTCCTCTTCCTCGAACACCGTGTTGATCGCTTCCTCTAATTTTGGATCAAACTCACCAGATGCTTTTATCTCGTCGTGCTCGATGCCTATGTCGTCGAGACTCTTGATGAAATCGATTGCCGCGTCTAGTTTAGACCTTTCTGGTACGTAGTGAGATATGGAGTTCCATAAACGCTCGATGTCTTCGTGTGTGAAATCAATCATTATTCTGCGTCGTCCTCTTCTATAATTTCTGTTTTCTTCGCTTTTGACTTTGGTGCTTCTTCTACACTTTCCACTTTGTGATCAGTGCTTTCTTTGAAGTTGTCCATTATCATGTCTAATTTATCACCAGTCCACGCTTTCCTGAAGTCTATGTGTTCCTTGCCCTGCGGATCTACGTATTTCAGCCTGTTTCCGGTCTGTACCAGTAAGCCCTTCTTCTCGAATAGGTCCACCAACCCACTGTATGGATCCATACCTGTGTCGTATGGTATCTTGACCTGTACGCCCTCAAATGGTTTGGCATATCTGGTCTTCATCACTTTACATGCCGCTCTGATTCCCCTTACTTCTGATATCTTGTTGCCCTTCTCGTCTTCCTTTAATTTCAATTTCTTCATCGCTATCACAATTGAACTGGCATATATGAAACCCTGTCCACCGGATATCTTGTCATCCGGATCAAACATGTCCTGTGATGCGTAGGTGTGGTTCGTTGCTATAAGTCCTACGTTCCAACTTCCAAACATGTTCACACAGTTTCTCACAAGTGCCGTCAAGGCCTTGGGTTTTCTACCCAGGTCGCCTTTCATGTCTCCTGCTTCGAACTGGTTTACATCTGTTGGAGTAAGCATCATACCCAGACTGTCTATCACGAAAAGAACCTTTGGCGCGCCTTCCTTGTTGTCAGCGTGTTGCTCCTTGTAGCCTTTCATGAATTCGGATATGGTCTTTGCCACGTCGTCCACCATTGACA